GATAATGTAGTCAAAATCGAAGTACAATTTTACATACGGAACAATCAACAACCTATTTCTGTTGACGTATTTCTAGAGAGGACCAGGTAGATGGTTAAACTAAATATTTCAGAGTTAGACTTTGAAGCGGTTAAATCGCAATTTAAAGATTATTTAAGATCACAGACACAATTCAAAGACTATAACTTTGAAGGTTCTAATATGTCGGTACTGTTAGATGTATTATCATATAATACCTATCAGAATAACTTCTATTCTAATATGGCTATTAACGAGATGTTTCTTGACTCAGCGGTTTTAAGAAACTCTGTCGTTTCTCATGCTAAAGAGCTTAACTATCTTCCACGATCTAGACGCTCAGCAAAAGCTGTTGTTAAAGTAACTATTACAGATACATCATCTTCAAGTCAAACTATTACAATTCCTCAATACTCACCTTTTACTTCGAAGTTTAACGGTGAAAACTTTGAGTTTGTTACTAACGAAGCCTATGTTGCAAAGAAGACTGCACCTAATACATTCGTAGCAGAAAGTGTTGAAATTTTTGAAGGTCAGATGTTGGCAAGCTTTGAACGTGAAGGTTTCTTTGTTGACGAAGATGGCATTTTAAGAGTTACTCTTTCAAACGAAAACGCAGATACAGACTCTATCGCAGTATTTGTTGATGCTGAAGCTACAGAAGATGAAAACGTATTTGCAAGAAAGAATGACATCTTTGGCGTAGGACCAACAGACAAAGTATTCTATATTGAACCATATATTGATGGTCGTTATACAGTGTATTTCGGTAACAACGTTTTTGGTTTCCAACCTCAAGAATTCGAAGACGTGAGAGTACGTTATAGAATTACATCGGGTACTGAAGGTAATGGCGCGTTCAGCTTTTCATTGCAAACAACGTACGGAACTGCTGTTGTTGAAACTGTTGAAATTGCGGCAAACGGTTCTGAACGAGAAAGTATGGAAAGCATTCGTTACTTTGCTCCAAAATCGTTACAAATTCAAGAACGTGCAGTAACAACATCAGATTACGAAATATTATTAAAGCAAAACTATCCAGAAATTCAAGCTGTTGCAGCTTATGGTGGAGAAGACTTAGAACCACCGCAGTTTGGTAAGGTTGCTATATCAGTATATTTGGGACAAGGTCAAGAGAGTTTATCAACTACTCTTTCCAACACTTATATCCAATTCTTAAAAGAGCGTTCACCTCTTGCCATTGAGCCTATATTTGTAGTATCAGAATTTATGTACGGTTGTACAACTGTGAATGTTAACTATAATCCTAAGCTTACTCGTAAATCATCAGGTGATATTGATACGTTAGTAAGAAATGCGATCAAATCGTATAACGATGCAAACTTAGATAACTTTAATACGACGTTAAGAATTTCTAAGCTTGCTTCTGCAATAGATGCTACTGATATTTCTGTTGTAAGTTCTAGTTTAAGTGTAATGCCGTATATAGAATATTCTCCTAATTTAAACATAGAGCTTAATCCATCATTTAAGTTTGTTGCTAAGCTTATTAAGCCTTATCCTTTCGATGAATCTGACGGGTTTAAAGAATATAAGCCAGCTATTAAATCTGGTGTTTACTCAATGAACGCATCTAATGTCTATCTTCAAGATGATGGACGTGGTAATATTCAAGTAATTGCAGACGATATCGCTAACCCAAAGGTTGTTAAACCTAAGGTTGGAAGCGTGAACTACGAGACTGGCGAAGTAAATCTAGTTGGGTTTATTACAGACGGTTATGTAGGTTCTGGAATTAAATTCATGGCAACGACATACAACAAAGACATCAAGGCTCCTAATGGCAGAATATTCGCAATTAAAGATTCTGATGTAACAATTAACTTAGTAGAGTCCAAATAATGTCAATAGAAAAAAAGATAGCGTTTAAAATAGCGCAGCAGTTTCCTGCAATCTATAGAGAAGAACAAAATGAACTTGTACAATTAGTTACAGACTATTACAAGTTCATGGAAACACAGCCAAATCAAGCTGTGTACAATAGTCGTAGAATGTACGAATACAGAGACATTACTACTACTCTTCAAAGTATGATTATCTTTTTTCAGAAGAAATACTTAGCAGATCTTCCACTATTAGAAGATGCTAGTGTAAGATTATTAGTAAAAAATATCCTTGCTCTTTATAGAAGAAAGGGTTCAGAGAACGGCGTCATATTATTCTTTAGAATGTTCTACGAAGAAGATGTTACGATTTATAACCCTTCAAAGAATATCTTTAAACCGTCTGACTCAGATTGGAGAACAGGCGAATTTTTACAATTAATTCCTAATAACAATGCTTTCTTAAGTCGTGATGGTTTAAGGACATACACATATGCAGATCTATTATCAAAAAACGTTGTAGGTTCTACATCTCATGCGAAAGCAGTAGTAGATAAAATTAACTTTATTCTTTTGAATAATACTCTTACTCCTGTCTTGTATATTAATCAAGTTAAAGGTCAATTCCAAAGATACGATGACGTTGTGGCAAGAATTAACGGCGAAGACGTTGCTTTCGGTATAGTAAACGGTTCTGCATCAGGTATAGACATCGATCTCACTTACGGTGGTACAACAGGAAACGCAATAGGTGATATATTTAATGTTGTTTCTGATTTCGGTAAAGGTGCAACATGTATTGTTACTGAAACTGAAGATCAGTTTACAGGCATTGTTGGTTATACACTAAAAGACGGCGGCTTTGGTTATACTATAGAGAGTACAAAACTATTAGTATCAGATCAAGTTATAATTCTACAAAATAACGCAGATCTATTCTTTAAAGAATTAGAGTATTTAGAAGATGCATCAGGTAACAGAGGTAGAGTTATTGGTCAAAACGCTTCATCAGTAGGTTTGTTGATGGACGTTGGAGACGAAATGAATGGCAGCGCTATTTCAACAGTAGACAGATCGACCAATGTTACATTATCTAACGTTGTAAGAGTAGTTGTTAAAAACGGTTCTTCTCCTGGTCCATTATATCCTGATACGACTAATTTAGGCGATGTTAAAGTAGAAACACTTTCTAACACAGAAACAGTTAGTTTAATTACTGATGTAATAGAAGGTTTCTTGAACGTACCTCTTAACTCAGCAAATTATAACGCAGTACCGCCTGCAAGCGCGCCAATGTCAGGCACAGCAAATCCAGTAAATATTAATACACCTATTAATGAGGCGTTCGACTTAAGGCCGTTTGTTATAGGTACTATTGATGCTTTCGAGAATATTGATCCAGGATCGGGTTATATTAACGATGTATTTACGTTAGTACGTGATGAAGTTATGATAGCATTCGAAAGATATGAGCAAGTTCTTATTGTAGATAACTTTAGTGCTCTCTTCTCTGTTGGCGATACTATTACGCAAGCCGGAATATCAGCTATTATCACGCAAATTAACGCAGACGATTCTTATATTAGAACTAGACCGTTCAGCTATTACGGATTTGATGATACATCATTTACTCATAAAGGAACGACTTACGATATTATAGCTGCTGAAAGAGATTACACGTCTGATCAGTTTGGTAAGAATGCGGAGATGGAATCAAAAACATTGTTCGCAACGGGCCGTGTTTCTAAAGTTAAAATTCTTAACTCTGGTTTTGGATACATTGACGGAGAAACAGTATTTCTTACAGATGATAACGGATTAAAAGTCGCTAAGGGTATAATGTCAGCTGACGCTGAGGGTATTTCAGCAGGTTTCTGGGGTGATGAGACTTCACATCTTAATGGTTATAAACCAGATGGTGTTTATTATAACTCAAGAAATAAACTGCATGACTCAGACTTCTATCAAGAATACTCTTATGAAATTAGATCTACTGTAGGTTTAGAAACATATAAAGAAACACTTAAACAAAATGTTCACCTCGCTGGTACTCGTTTATTCAGTAAATTTACTCATAACAAAAAAGCAAGCCTTTCTATGAAGAGCAGGTTCTTTGTTAATAGAAAAGAAGATCCGTTAATTGGTGGAGACCCAATCGTTGGTCCAAATCAACCAGGCGAACAAATTTATTATAGTGCAGATAGAAACACGATTACAACAGACAGTATCAATTTACGAGTTGACACGGTTTAGGATAAATAGATAAAAGACCTTTAGGAGCAAAAAATGGCAAAGCAAGCAATTGGTGTTGGCGCCGCGGCAAACGATGGATTCGGTGATCCACTACGTAATGCCATGATCAAAGTCAACGAAAACTTTACAGAGTTATACGACGGACAGTTTGATGGCGTTTATAGTTCGTTAACAGCAAGCCCAACAAACTTGTTATATTGGGTGAACGATGGTGCAAACAACCAGGTTCTCACGACAAACGGTAACGGAGTATTAACATTCCAAGACCCTGTTGCTGTAGTAGTACCAGATGTACCTAAAGAAGAATTCGAATTAATAAACGGTGAAACGTTTGGCCAGAATAATTCAAGCAACATATTCATTCCGCTGGTTCATAACAGTCTTATATCGAACACTATGGTTTCAGCACTCCCAGTTCCAGTTGAAGATCTTAACTCAGACGGAAATATCGAAAAAATTATATGGACACAACAACTTGAAAGATATACGAGTGGCGGAGAAATAATCCTATCGTTTAGTATGGTAGGCAGTGTCGATGATGTAGCTGAACAGTATTCAACTAAAAAGTTCTTGTTTAGCAGAGTAAATCTCGATGCTGTAACAGAAGACTTTAATATGGTTGAGACTAGTGTGGGATCAGACGAATTATGCAATGGCGTTAGACTTGTAGAAAGAAACGTAGCAGGCAACTTGTTTCTCGATCTCGTAGCAACATCTCCTAGTACTGGTGTTTCTTCAACAGAATTTGTTAGAGTTATAGGTCAAATTACGTATACTAGTGTTCCAATCTTCATAACAGCGTCAGGATACTAAGATGGCAAATAATCATAAAATTACTAATCACCAAGACGGCAATTTAATTATTGACGCTGTAGCAAATTCTGTTATATTACAGCATAGTTCTGTAACAAAGTTAGAAACCTTAGAAACTGGTGTAAACATTACTGGCGCATTGACCGTTAACAACTCACCTGTAGTTGGTGGCTCTGGACTTGCTAATATAGTTGAGGATACAACACCGCAATTAGGTGGTAATCTAGATGCGCAAGCATTTAACATAACTACTACTGGAAAAATGTTATATTCGAACGTATATGACACAGAAGGTGATTTGCCTGCGGCTGGTAGTTATCACGGCATGTTTGCTCACGTGCATGGAACTGGTAAAGCGTATTACGCGCATGCTGGTGCTTGGGTTGAGCTCCAAAATGCAGGTGGCGGAAGTGGCGGTTCTATGGCTAGTCGTACTACACCTGCTGGAACAACATCTTCATTAGCAAATAACGCAAGCGCAGATTTAAGTATAACTGGATTTAAATCTTATTTCGTTATGTCTATTGAAACTAATTACGCAGCGTGGGTAAGATTGTACATAAGCGAAAGTGCAAGGTCTGCAGATGCAGCGCGTACACAACTTACAGATCCTACACCAGATTCTGGCGTAATTGCCGAAGTTGTTACCTCAGGTTCTGAAACTGTAATTTTAGCACCAGGAGTTATCGGCTTCAATAACGAAACATCTGTTACAACCGCTATTCCTTGCAGAGTTACAAACCTTTCAGGTAGTTCATACCCAATAACTGTTACATTAAAACTAGTTCAGCTCGAGGCCTAAAAAATGGAAAAATACGAATGGATCGTCACTCTATATAGTAGAGATGACTTGGATGGTTTTTATGATGACATGGAAACCCCAGGCGGATCCATCACTATTCCAGATAGAGAAGTAGAATTAACAAATCGCAGAACTATTAGTCGTAATACACATTATATGCTTACACATGACGAAGCTGCTGAAGTATTAGCAGATCCTAGAGTTTGGGGCGTAGATCTTGCTTCTGAAGTACTTGATACTATTAAACCTAGTGGATATACTGTTAACGAGAAATTCTCTAAAGATTGGAATTCAGACGCAAGTGATGTTAATTGGGGTTTATTAAGACATAGCGAAGCAACCAATAGAAATAATTGGGGTTCAAACGCTTTAACTAATATTACTTCTGATTTAACAGTCACGGCTTCTGGTAAAAATGTTGATGTGTTAATTGTTGACGGTCATATTGATCCAGCACATCCAGAATTTGCCGTTAATTCAGATGGAACTGGCGGATCAAGAATTAATCAATTTAATTGGTTTAGTTTAAAATCTGATATAGGTTTAGGATCAAATGGAACATACAATTACGGAACATACGTAGTCTCAGGCGATGCTGATGAAACAGACGATAACGATCATGGTTGTCACGTTGGTGGAACTGTTGCTGGCAATAAACAAGGTTGGGCAAGAGATGCTAACATTTATAATATAAGTCCTTACGGTTCTAATAATAACTCTGGTGCATCTACTTATTTGTGGGATTACATTAGACAATGGCATAATACTAAACCTATTAATTCAGAAACAGGAAGAAGAAATCCAACTATATCAAATCACAGTTACGGTTCTGGATACAGAATAAACTATGGCAGTTGGGGTCCTATCATTAGCGCAAATTATCGTGGTGTTAATTTTAATCCTGGTAGAGACTTAACTGCAGCTGAATTACAAGCACGTGGTTTTTATGCTCCATCTAATGTAGATGTAGGAATTCCTGCTTACTTTACGTCAAGACAAGCCGATATGGAAGATGCAGCTGACGATGGTGTTATTATTGTTGTTGCGGCAGGTAATGACTATTGGAAAATTGTTAATGCTGCAGATCAAGATTATAACAACACATATCAATCAGTTAATGGCGGCATTACTAGAACTCTTTACACAAATCGTGGTACTGGTTCTGGTGCTGGTTACGCACCTAATATTGTAGTTGGTGCAGGTTCTAACGACCTTAACGAAGACAAAGCTGGTTTTAGTAATGTTGGAAGTCAAGTAGATGTTTTTGCAGCAGGCGAAGGTATTCAAAGTTCTTTGCACACTGGTAGTACAAACGATCCTAGAAATTCATCATACAAGATTGGTAAATATCAGGGAACAAGTATGGCATCACCTCAGGTTTGTGGTGTTTTAGCATTACTTGCTGAAAGTTGGCCTGGAATGGATCAAGCGCAAGCTCAACAATGGATAAGCGATAATGCTGGTACAGATGTTATGGCTGATACTGGTGCTGACGACGCTATGGACACAAATAGTTTGCAGGGCGCTCCTAATAAATACCTAAGATGGATCAATCAAAGACCAACAGACGGCTTTGCTTTTCCAAAAAGAAATTTTAGTAATAGACCTACTACAGGAAATACTTATCCTAGATCTCGTGTTCGTAGAAAAGGATAGTGCAAATGATTATAAATATTAGAAAAGCAGCAGGTTGGGTGAAATGGTAGAGATTTTAACATCGAAGATGAAAAACGACACGACTAGAATGTTTTATAACGACATTCAAGCAAATGACTATTACGTGCAAGTATCTTCTATAACTGTAGGTGATGCTGAGCGCCAAAGTGCTGTGAACGCGCAGTATAGTATAAATCAATTCTTAGAGAATACACTATTTGGAAAGAAAGTAGAAGGCACAGATACCAAGTTCATGGTTAAATACTATCCTTGGCAAAAAGATGCAGTTTATGAACAGTATGACGATACAATAGATATGGAAGGCAAGAGATTTTATTCTGTTGTCGGACCTAATGATAACGATACTGGCGACTACAGAGTATTCAAATGTTTGGCAAATAACAACGGTGGCAAATCTATTGCTCCTCCTAATTGGAACCCTTACACGACAGGTCAAGTTTACAGAACAGCAGACGGTTACGTTTGGAAATTCTTATACTTTATTGAAACATCTCAATTCGAAGCCTACAACGCTGTAGGTTATATACCTTTAATCGGTAGTAATTTCGTTATTAATCCAGATCCAAACGCTGATGCTAACAACGTAGTTTATGGTTCTGAGATTTCTGATATTTTTGTGTCGAACCCAGTTGATAACGCAGGTTATAAATCATTGAATGGTTATTTAACAGCAGCTCCTGGTAATGA